AATACCCGTTCAGGAGTTCACGCCAAGTAAAGGTAACGACAAGATCAGCCGATTGAACGCCGTATCAGACCTATTTGCTAGTGGTAGAGTGTGGGCACCGAACACACACTGGGCGGAGGAAGTAATCGAGGAGGTTGCAAGTTTTCCTGCGGGCGAGCATGATGACTATGTTGACTCTGTATCCCTCGCGTTGATGAGATTCCGCAAGGGTGGGTATATCCGTACCCTGTTAGACGAAGAAGATGAATTACCTTCATTCCGGCGCAAGTTTGAGGGTTACTACTGATGTTAGTTGGGATACCCGAGATATTGTGTGATTTGGCAGTTAAAGATTTTTTGGCAGTTAGTCCTATGGATGCGGGTATAAAAGACAATACTTTGATAAACCATAAGATTAGAAATACAACGATTCGTTTTATAGAAGAGAACCACTGGATGACTGGAGTTATGTACCACATTGGGCTACAGGCAAATAAGTTCCATGATTGGAACTTGGATGTGGACTCCTTTCAACAGATTCAGTACGCCGAATATGAAGATGGGCAGCATTACAATTGGCACATAGATACATTTCTTCTTTCTGGGCAACCATTGGATCGAAAAATTACGGCAATTTGTTTGTTAAATTACCCCCAAGAATTTGAAGGTGGTGAGTTGCAGATTAAAGAGGAAGTCATTCCGCTTAAAAAAGGATCTGTAATTGCGTTTCCTTCGTTTTATCCACACCGCGTAACTTCGGTTACAAAAGGTATTCGTAGGTCTGCGACCCTTTGGATTACAGGCCCAGCGTTTAGATAAGGACAGAATATGGCAATTGACAAAGCACTAGGGCAAGCCCCGCTAGGATTAGATCTTGAAGAGATGATGGATGAGCCTGCTCTTGAGATAGAGATTGAAGATCCCGAGGCTGTGCGTATTGGCATCGACGGTAAGCCCATACTAGAGATTGAACAAGTAGAAGTTGAAGACGATTTCAACGCCAACCTCGCTGAAGAGATGGAAGAGGATGAGTTAACGCAGTTATGTAACGACCTGATTGGCGAGTTTGAAGATGACACATCTAGCCGCAAAGACTGGATGCAGACATACGTAGATGGCCTAGAGTTGCTGGGCATGAAGATTGAGGATCGCACCGAGCCGTGGCCCGGGGCTTGTGGTGTACACCACCCGCTATTAAGTGAGGCCCTCGTCAAGTTCCAAGCCGAGACAATCATGGAGACCTTCCCAGCGCAGGGGCCGGTCAAGACTCAGATTATTGGTAAAGAGACACCAGAGAAGAGAGAAGCGGCTACTCGTGTAAAAGACGACATGAACTTCCAACTAACCGATGTGATGGTCGAGTATCGGCCTGAGCACGAGCGGATGTTGTGGGGCTTGGGTCTGGCTGGTAATGCGTTCAAGAAAGTCTATTACGACCCCTATCTTGAGCGTCAGGTATCTCTGTTTGTCCCCGCTGAGGACGTTGTGGTTCCGTATGGGGCATCTAACTTAGAGAACGCGGAGCGTGTAACCCACGTGATGCGTAAGACAGAAAATGAACTGCGCAGGCTACAGGTAGCAGGTTTTTACGCAGATGTAGAACTTGGTGATCCAGTTGATTCATTTGACGAGGTTGAGAAGAAAATCGCTGAGAAGATGGGCTTCCGTGCCACATCTGATGACCGGTACAAGATCCTTGAGATGCACGTTGACCTTGATCTACCCGGATACGAGGATAAAGACGACGATGGGGAGCCAACGGGTATTGCGTTGCCTTACGTTGTTACTATTGAAAAGGGTACGCAAACAGTCCTAGCAATCCGCCGGAATTGGAACCCAGATGATGATACTAAGCAAAAACGCAATCATTTTGTCCATTATTCATACATCCCGGGATTTGGCTTCTACGCTTTTGGTCTCATTCATCTCATTGGCGCTTTTGCTAAGTCTGGCACTTCTATTATTCGCCAACTTGTTGACGCAGGTACTCTCTCGAATCTCCCCGGAGGATTCAAAACTAAAGGTCTGCGGGTTAAGGGAGACGACACGCCAATTTCTCCGGCAGAATTCCGAGATGTAGATGTAGCCTCCGGCACGATCAAAGACAACATCATGACGCTTCCCTATAAGGAGCCGTCGCAGGTGTTGTACAGTCTACTGGGCACCATAGTTGAAGAAGGTCGTAGGTTCGCTAGTGCAGCGGATCTGAAGGTATCCGACATGAGTGCTCAGTCCCCTGTAGGGACGACGTTGGCTATATTAGAGCGGACGTTAAAAGTGATGAGCGCTGTCCAAGCGCGGATTCACTACAGCATGAAGCAGGAGTTCAAACTCCTTAAGACCATCATTCGTGACTACACCCCCGAGGATTACTCGTATGAACCGGTAGAAGGCCCACCACGGGCTAAGAAGTCAGACTACGATCAGGTCTACGTCATTCCTGTAAGTGACCCCAATGCGGCAACCATGTCGCAGAAGGTTGTCCAATACCAAGCAGTTATGCAGTTGGCTCAGCAGGCTCCTCAGTTATACGACCTGCCATATCTACATCGACAGATGCTTGAAGTCCTTGGGATCAAGAACGCTTCTAAGTTAGTACCGATGGAGGACGACGAGAAGCCACGCGACCCAGTCTCCGAGAACATGGACATCCTTACTGGTAAGCCGGTCAAGGCGTTTATTTACCAAGATCACGAGGCGCATATCGTTGTCCATATGGCAGCGATGCAGGACCCAAAGATTATGAAGTTAGTTGGGCAGTCGCCAATGGCTAATCAGATGATGGGTGCGATGGCTGCGCACATTCAAGAGCACGTAGCCTTTGAGTACCGCCGTCAGTTAGAAGAACAACTTGGTGTGCCCTACCCGGCGCCAGACCAAGATATGCCGGAAGATATGGAAGTACAGATTTCTCGTTTGGCAGCAGCAGGAGCACAAAAACTTCTCGCTCGCAACCAAGCCGAGGCAGCACAGCAGCAGGCACAACAGGTCGCACAAGATCCTATTGTCCAGATGCAACAAGCAGAATTGGCTATCAAACAAGCCGAACTGCAACGCAAGACCACTAAAGATCAGTTGGATGCCGCCGCAAAGGCAGATCAACTTGAGATTGAGAAACAACGGATTGAGGCACAGAAAGAGATTGCAGGTATGCAAGTTGGTGCCAAAGCCGCAAAAGACAAAGCCGATCTTGAATCCAAGATGGAGTTAGAAGGTATAAGACTCGGTTCACAAATCGCTCAGCAAAGGGCGCAAGGTTCCAAACCACCGAAGAAAGGCAGTGAATGAGTAATGACATACTTAAGTATCTTTCAGACAAGATACGAGAGGAAATGAAAGTAATTGAAAACGACACCGTTCTAGGTAATGCTAAAGATTTTGGGGCGTATCAATACGCTTGTGGTATTTACCGTGGACTTTTGATCGCAAACAATATTCTTATTGAAACAAAAGAAAGGATGGAAAAAGACGATGACTGAACTCGCCATCGCTACAGAAGAAGGTGAAGTAAGTACTCTGCCAGACACAGACGAACGCAAAGCCAAGCAGTTACCGGATCCTTCGGGATACCGCATTTTGTGTGGAATTCCTAACATCGAAGAGCAGTACGAAAGCGGGATTATTAAATCCGACATCACCCTCCAGCACGAAGAACTACTCACAACCGTTCTTTTTGTCGTAAAGATGGGGCCGGATTGCTATAAGGATGCCGCAAGGTTCCCATCAGGGCCTTGGTGTAAGGAAGGGGACTTTATTCTCGTGCGCCCCCACGCAGGTACGCGACTCAAGATTCATGGTCGTGAGTTCCGCATCATCAACGATGATTCTGTCGAGGGAGTAGTCGAAGACCCCCGTGGAATCAGCCGCAAATAGGAGTAAAAAATGCCGTTACCAAAAGAAGCAGAAGGAAAACCCGAATTTGAGTTTGAGGTTGAGGGCGAAGAAAAAGAAGTTGCTGCGCCGCAACAAGAAACTAAGGAGGCTAAGGGAAAACCCGAAGTTGACATCGAAATTGAGGACGATACGCCGGAGGAAGACCGAGGCAGGACGCCGCTTCCCAAGGAAATCGTTCAAGAATTAGAGGCAGACGAGTTAGAAGAGTATTCCGATAAGGTAAAAACTCGCCTGAAGCAGATGAAAAAGGTCTGGCACGATGAGCGCCGGGCTAAAGACGAAGCCGCAAGGGAGCGGGAAGAGGCTTTGGCCTTTGCCAGAAACGCCCTTGAAGAGAATAAACGCCTGAAATCTAGGCTGACTGAGGGGGAGAAATCCTTCCTTGACACAGCCAGAGGGGCGGCAGAACTTGAGATGGAAATGGCTAAACGTGCCTACAAAGAGGCATATGAGGCCGGAGATTCCGACAAGGTGGTAGAGGCGCAAGCCAAACTATCGGAGGTAAACTTTAAACTTCAGCGTATAAAAGACTACAGACCCTCTTTACAAACGCCTGAAATTGAAGTAAATAGTAACCAGCAGCAACAGGTACAAGTGCCTCGTCCAGACCAAAAGACACTTGCGTGGCAAGAGCGCAATACGTGGTTTGGTG